CTCCGTTCTTGAAAATGGTTTTATCCATCTTTTAGCAAATTCATATGTATCTTTTGATACATGTGTTTTGTTTAAAGAAACTTCAACTCCTAATGAAGTTAAAACTTTTATATATCTTTTAGCAACATTATCGTTTTTAATAACGATATCGTCACCTAATAATATATATTGGTTGAAATCTTCATAACCTTCTACATGTGCACATCAGTGTACAAGTAGATGGTGAGTTAAAGTAAAAACCGCCCAAGAGGAATAAGTACCCATTGGTTGACCTGTAGAATATTTTACAATGTCACCCTTTGGAGTAGTAAATTTCCTATTAGATAACAAATATTGTCAACTTGAAGCGAATTTTTGATTAAAAATTCTTTCAAGTAAACGTCTTTGTAGAACAATAGGAAATCTATCAGTTGCACTTGACAAATCCAATGATCAAAAGCTGTGTTCATTTTCATCCCATTTATGCATTGGATCTTGAGTAAAGGTTCTGTCGCAAGTATTAAAACTAGTCCTTAATATAAACAAAATTATATTGTGAATTGGTTTTAAAAACAACTGAGTAAAATAGTCAGAAATGGCTATTATCCTCAATTTTGCTTCAGGATCTTTAACATAACTTAACACACCATTTGTTGAATTCAACTTCGGTGATTGTAAGTTATTATCCCATGCATACTTGTAGGATTTAGAAAAGAAATCCGCCCCAGCTTCATCTGTAAGATTAAATATACTTTGCATCTCTTCATAACTATAATTTAATAAGTTATAATGAGACATCAATGTAGCAGGTCCAGAAGGACCAGCTTTCATTGATAAGTATACTAATGCTTTAGAGAAGATAGGTGGTTTTCGATTCAATGAATGTTTCTTAACAAATTTATTGATAAAACCTCCAGGTATTGTATATTCACCTTTCGGTGGATCTGTAATACTTGAGAAGTTAGGTTCAACTTTAGATCACTCATCCTTAGATAGGATTCATGATCTACTAAAATTTAAAATTGTTAAAACAAATTTTAAATCAACAGTTTTACCACTATCAACATATTTTTTAAGAAATAAAAGCTTTTTGGGTCATCCATCTTTCGTCAGTCCAATACTCATATTATTAATTAATAAAGGCTGTCCACATATGTACCTTGTACAATGTAGACGCATTTGTTTATAATACTTAATAGTATGGACTGTTCCTCAGTCACTAATTCATTTAAATAAATTAGAGACGAAAGGGCGAAAGAATTTTAAATCATGTTGTGAAAATATTAACATTAAAAGTCTTTTTAAGACTTTGATGTGAATATTTTTCATGATAAAAGGTTTAAAGTAGTTTATATCTATAGACTATGGAACTCATTGATAATTGGCTATGTTATAACGAGTCATTAAATGACATTAACTCTACCCATTACTAGGTAAAAAGTTAATAAATTTTAATTATAACACTCATCATATATCTTAATTCATCATTAAGTATACATGATAAGGGCTTGTAACTAACAATGAGTGTAGCAGATAGAGAACCTTATTTCTAAGGAATTAAGACAACCCTCGAAAGAGGATCTTAACAAGACCGAAGATAATTACAAGTAATTAATTTAATGGTAATATATATACAAAAATATATATTAGTTCTTCGGAACAG